ATTTAAAGTGGACAAAATATTGGATCTTATTTTTCTTTAGATCATTGGGCGCATAGTTTCTCCGTATGGAGAGGACTACTCGGCTGCCTTCTTCTACAGTTACAATGTAGGGCAATTTTATTCCAGTTGGTTCACCTTCCGGTCCAACTTCTTCAAAACCTTCTAAATCTAAATTTACATGACACTCTAACAAAGTATATACAGGTTCGTTTTTACCAGTTTTCTTTGTTCCATCTAATTCACGTTCTTTTTTTTCTAAATCATTTTTTTCAACATTACCTGGTGGCCCAAGTTCTACGTCTCTATAGAAACCATTGACCTGTTGTTTTCTTAATTCATTTTCAGAAATTTTTATTGTATGAATAACTGCCTCTGCATCATCTAGTGAAGTGGCTGTGTATGGAACAATTAACTCATCTGCAGGTACAAACTTAGAAACCGCTCTTCCCATTGGCACATCGTAATAAACTTTTTTAAATGTAGAACCTGCAAGTGGTAGATGGAATAACATAGAATCAAACTCTGATTCATATTCTTTCATCTGATCCATAATCAGATAGTTCATAAAATCTTTTACACGAACAGCCTGTTGTTCTGTCTGTGGATTCTTTACACCTATGACCTGTGTTCTTACTGGTCCATCTGCTGGTAATAATTCTTTGTATGCTTGTGCTTGAAACTGTGTTACCGCCTCTGCCAACACTGGGTGTGTTGCACCTGAAGCTCCTTGAAATGGCTCTGTTCTGTTTTCGTATTTAAAACCAAGAAGATCTAATCCTGTAATATAAGATTGCTCCCATTCTTTTCTTGACGCTTTGTAGTCCATATAATTTTGAACCATGTCATTTCCTATTGGTTCTAAAACATCATCTGGTAAAAGTTCTGCTAAATTATCAAAGTGTGACTCGGTTCCAGGTATGTTAACGGCACCTGGTTCATAGTCTAATGTTACACCACCGTCTTCTTCTGGGATGACCTCGATCGGTCCTTTTTCTTGTACTGGCTCCTGAACAGCTACTTCTTGTATTTCCTCTGGTGAGGGAATTTTTTCTTGGTTTCTAGTGTTCGGGAGTCCTTTGTCTATTTCTGCCATTTAATACTCCTATAAGTTTCTAACACGTTTTAATAGACCTGGCAACCCTTGAGACATCGGTCCTTTTTCTGGTGGTGGGCCTGAAGAATCACCTGCCTCTTTTGCTATACCACCACCTGCTGCCATAAAAGGATTACTTAAATCAAACTGAGTAGTTCTATCTTGTTTTTTTTGCAAATCTTCATCGATAAGTTTTTGTCTTAGGTCTTGGCTTTTTTGTAAATTTTCCAACATCGCTGCAGTTGGATCTTCTGACGACAAATATGGTTTAGCAAGAGTTTGAAATTCTTCTGTTGTTTTTTCAAACAGTGGTTTGCTTCTTAATCTTTGACCTCGTGTTCCTCCTTGCAGACGTTCTAAATCTTGAAGGCTTTCATCAAGACTTCGTAGCTTTTCAACTTGTCCATACTCCGGCATCAATTCTTTTAGTCTATCCTCTCTACTTTTTCCAAATCCACCATATGTTAATGTGTTTATTATTTCTGTTGCAGGTTTACCTTGTGCGTACTCAAACAGACCAATAGGTATGGCAATACCTGCTTCAAAAGCTAATGCAGCAGGACCTAACGTTCCTTTAATTATATTTCCTGCACCTCTAACTGCTTTTGTAAAATTTGTCATTTTAGATGCTGCAGCGCTATCTCCAAATTGTGCTTTTCTGCTTAATTCATTTAAAGATTTTTCATATGCTTGTGGCATGTTACAATTAACACCATTAGCGAGTCTACATTTTATTCCTAAATTTTTCATAAAAGCAGATAAACCTCTTACATTGTTTAATTTTGTAAATTGTTGATCAGTTTTAATTCCAGCTGTTTTAAATAATTCAGGATTTTTTTTAACATAGTCTTGAAAATTTTTATTTAAAAATTGTAAGTTTTCTAAAGATTTACCTATTTCATTTTTAATATTTAATTTTTGAAATTCTTGCACACCATATTTAAAATTAGTTGCATCATCACTAATCTTACCAATGTTAAGTTTTAAATCTCTTGCTATTTTTTCTACTGCTTTCTTTTTATTTAAATTATTACCCTCTACAGCTTTTTCATACTGTTGTGAAAGCGCATCTTTAAAACCTCTATTAAGATCTCTATCCAAAGGATTTACTCGAGTTAATTGTTCTGTAGTTGCATCAAATAAATTATTTAAAGTAGATTTAGATAGTGGATGATCTAATTCAAAATTTATATTTGGATATTTTTTCTTAATAGCATTTCTTAATTGTCTGTACTCGTTTAAGTTTTTTTTAATAGCTAAAAATTTTTTAGGATTATGTGTATCAGATTTAGGGTTACCAAAAGCTTGATAGAATAATTCATCTATCTTATCTTTGTCAGCTACAATCAGTTTAGATTTCCACAATTTATTTAAAGCATTATCAGAAAATCTGGGATCTTTAGGTATCCATTCTAATTTATCTTTTGCCTCTTTTCCCACCGCGATTCTAGACTCAGCCATTCTTTTTTTATAAATATTTATCTGTAAACGTTTTGCTTGTTGTTTGAGTTTAGTTAAAGATATATTATTATCTTTAGCGAATTGTTTAGGATCAAAAAATTGTTTCTTATTTGTTTCTTCCAATAATTTTATTTGAATACCTTGTTCTTTTGGTATTCTTGTTTCTCTAGATCTTTTTCTAGATCCAGCTTCAGTTAATACTTCGCCAAATCGTGTTAACTCATTTCTTATCTTTCTTCTAAAATTAGCATTGTCTTGTCCCTCTAAAGCAGCATAATTTTTAAAACCTAAAACTCTTGCTCCTTTATCTAATTTATTTTTACCAAACTTAGCATAATCAGCTTGTAATTGTTTTAATCTAAAAGCTTTACCACCACCTTCACTAAGTTCAATCCGTTCACCTTGAGGCATGGATGGTCGTGTGAGATACGCTATCATCTGTGAATAATCTTTTGGATTCATTACTCTCCTAACATTCTAGCGATACCGCCTGATGCAAAGTCTTGTTCTGGATATACATCATCAAATTGTATAAACTCACCTTGTCTTCTAACAACTTCATCCATTTCACTTTCTCCACCCTCTGATATAGCTTTAGCTTTATCTTTTCTTTTTTTAGATTGTACAAATTCTTTTAATGTTTGTTTTTTACCTGTTGCATATTCTTTTAATTTAGAAACGTCAGATGTTAAGTCACTAATACTTGTGCCACCAATTTCATCTATTTCTATTTCATAATCATCTGGACCAAATGCTCTTCCAACTGGACCTGATTCTGCAGTATCAAACTCAGCCGATGGTCTTGGATCTCCTTCATCAGGTTTAGGTTTTTTGTATTGCATTTGTACTGGATCTCCGTAAACATTTTCTGGACTTTCATATTCTACTCTTATAGCACCTTCGTCCATATCCTCTGTTACTCTTACAGTGGTATCCTCATCTAATTTTTTCATGTGTACAATTTCTCTGTCTTTAGTTGCAAATCTTTTTGTAACATCATCACCTTCAAGAATTACTTTGTTAACTAATTGATCGAACCATTCTGGTTTACCAGGCACAGCATCTGTTTTGATTATTGGAACTTTAGTTACTGTTTTACCAACTTTCATTGGTTTTAAAAATTTACCAATAATCGGTATAGACATAGCACCACCTAAAATTTTTAAGAATGTTCTTCTAGTCATGCCATCTTTAAAACCAAGACGTGCTATGCCGCCTTGTGCAAAATTATATTCATCTATTGCTTTTTTTAATTCATCTTTATCAACGCTATCCATTCTTCGAATTGTAGCTTTAGTTTCAGAAACTCCTTTTAGAGGGGTGTCAATTTCAACATCTCTTACAGTTCTAGCAAAATCTTTTTCTGCAGCCTCTCGAATAATTTTCACAATTTCTTCGTTGTTTGGTTTTTTTCCAGTTACTTTCATAAAACCTCTAGCTAGTCTTATAGCTAAATTAGTTACACCACCTGTTGCAAAACCTGCACGTCCACCTTGTGCAAAATCTTGTGTCATATCATCAAGCATATCTCTAAACTCTTCTTCTGTGCCTTTAAATTTTCCTGGAAATTGTTTTGATTCACCTTTAACTGCTTTTTTATATTCCTCTTTAATTTGACGATCTAATTCAGGACTAGGTTGAAAACGTTTATATGTGCCCTCTTCTTTTTTTCTTCTTATATTTTCTACAGCTCTTTTATTTGCTGCTTCTATCTTAGCTCTAATTCTATCTTGTTCTTTTTGTAGTTTAGCTGCACCTTTTGGATCTGTTTTTCTTACAAAATCTATAAAACCTTCCGGAGCATCTTCAACATTCATAACAGGAGCTGCGATATCATCAGGACCACCACGACTACCTGGTGGTGGTAGATCGTCGTCAATTGCTTTTCCTCCCATAATCTTAGATCCTTTTGGTATCTCTTTACCTTCCATGTCAAACACTTTTGCAGTTTGTGTAGATTTAATTCCTTGTTGCACGTTTGATCTGTTCTCTATCATGTTGATAGCATTCTCAACCTGGTTAGCATTCTTTAATGAGTTTGGATCAATACCATTACGCATTAACTTTTCCGCTAACATCTGCACGTTCATGTCCACAAGATCTTTGTTAGGTAGAGTTGTCATCACACCTTTAGGTGAGTCTTTTAAGAATAATCTTATTATGAATTCTCTAAGTGCTTTTAACATTAATAATAATTCCTTTTACGTTGTTCGACCTTATCGTCGATATAATCTTCGGGATGTCCGATCAGACCGCCCTGCCTGAATCGCATGATGGCTTGTGTGGTTGAGTCCACAAGATCGTCATGATCACCATAAGGAAACGCAGCACATTCCTCGATAACGTCGTCTGCAAATTTCTGCTCAGGTGCCCATATCATACCAGATTCAAACAAAGGTGCAACCGCATTTACACGAGCGTGCTTGTCGTTGCCTTTGCTAGGTGTAAAATTTACGACCGGTATATCCATCTGTCGGAGCTCGTATGTCAGAGGCAGACCCGATGCTTTCGCCTCGATTATAACAGATTCAGGTTTCCAATAATCATATTGCTCTAATGCAAGACGACGTAGTTCTGGAAACTCGTATCTACCTTTTACTGCATCTAATAATATCAGATTGGCCGGACTATCCTCGTCAGGGTAAAATATACCCCATGTGGTGATAGCAGAATAATCTGCCGTCTCTTTTTTTAAAAATGCTGTATCGTAAGATTGTATCACGTGTTGTAGCTGTGGTATCTCTTCTCCGGTATATTTCATCCACCACTCACGTTTTAATATCGCTCCCTCTTCTGCTGTCGGGTTCTGCATCCACTGTGCATTCCATTTGCCCGTGGGCAGTGTTGCTTGTACCTTTTCCAACTCATCCAGCTTCCAATATTCCGGCCACACTGGTTTCTGTTTCTTTGATCCATGATCCATAATTGCTGGAAACTCGACCACGTGCCATTGATCAGCTTTTGGTTCTCTCTGGTTCTGTATCAGTTTTCCTGTCAGATCTTTATTAGACCATCTGGTCATGACCAGCACGATCTTGCCTCCTGGCTGAAGACGCTGACGTGGACCTGATGTATACCATTCGTAAGCGGACTCTAATGCTGTGGGTGACATCGCATCCTGTTCTGAGTGTGGGTCGTCTATAATTAGAAGATCCGCACCACGTCCTGTAATCGCTCCACCAACACCGGCAGCAAAGTATTCACCACCCTGGGCTGTCTCCCAACGTCCTGCTGCTTTTGAATCTTCCTGTAATCTTGTTTTAAATATCTTGCCGTAGTCCTCACTATCGATAAGATTCTTGGCCTTTCTACCAAACCTCACGGCTAGTTCACCAGTGTGCGTTGCTTGTATAATCTTTAATTTAGGATCACGGCCCACCATCCATGCCGGAAGTAAGTATGAGGCAAACTCCGACTTGGTGTGTCTTGGGGGCATGTTAACTATCAGACGATTTATTTCGCCTGACGCTAATTTATTAAATTTATCTGCAATGTGTCTGTGGTGAGACCCCTCTATAAAATCAGGCCACATACATTTTACAAAAGATAAAAAATCCTCTTTGGCTTTATTCTGTATCTTTTTTTCAGCGTGCATGACTTGCAGCTGTTTAAATTTTTTACGTACATCAGAGGGTAGTTTACTTATGTCTATATTTTCTAAATTCATTTAAAATTTTTAAAAAATTTTTTTGGCACCTTAAAGTGTTGAATATGTTTTTACCAGGTATAACTGTCTAAATCAAGCTATACAACCTACAGTAGTGGGACC